GAACGGCCCTAACATCATTCTCAATGCGTCATCTTTAGTCATGCTTGCCCCCTTGTTCCTTCACCCAACCAGTCATCGTGCATCTTTAACAAATATGCTCTGGCATCGTTATTCACTTTTTCTTCTACCAGTTTGGCAAAAGCTACAAGTGCATGGTCAAACAAAACTTTTGATTGCCATTCATCAAAACCAGCCTGTCTTGCCATCTCAATGATTTCATCTTGTGTCATGCTTGTCCTCTCACCCGAATCGCTTGGGCGTTTGATTGCAACAGACTACGCATGATGGGGCTTTCACAAGCTTTCCAAACATGCGCTCCATTGTTGAAACACCTGCAAGGATGAAAAGCCCGGCGATTAAAATAAGCAGTAGCGTTATACCAATGGTCTTGAGTGCGTCCATAAAGGTATTCACGCTCCCCTCGCTTCCATCATTGCGTCTGCGATTTTGTAAGCTGTCTTTGCAAGGTCTTCGTAAGAGGTGTTTACACCGATTCTTAGCATCGCCCTTGACGCAAAGTAATCCCGCAATGTCATGCCTGTCATGTCAGTCCTGTGTGGGTTGGGGAATGCTTGTTCCATTTTTGTGTGCTCCATAATTTGTTTCTTGCGCCAGCCGCTGGTGTGTTTCCATTGGTTCTGTTTCATAGACAGCTGTTCAAATGCTTCGTCTTCTGCGTCTTTCATGCCTCCACCTTAATGTTTTTGTATATATCTGCGTATTCCTTTGCCCACTGTTTTGGCGGCACACCCGCCGTGCGTCCTGCGTCTACCACTGCAACCATTGCTCTCAGGAACTTCACACGCTCCGCTTCAGGCAGTGCAAGAACATGTTCTTGTAGTGTCATGTTTTCTCCTTGATTGTCTTTCCTTTAGTACTGCGTTTAATCATCTTAAGAACAGTTTCTTGGGTATAAAACCTATGGTTGTTGTAACACTCTCTGATCCTAGTAACATTGTTGTCCTCTGATCTAGTTGCTTTTACAGATGTTGTTGCTCCACATTCAAGACACTTCATACCTGAAAGATGTGTGGCTTTAGGGTTCATTCTTTATACTCTTGTTTACGACTTACTTGTTTTTTAAGCAACCAGTTGTTACCTAAAATACGCAAGGCTCTTACCCACTGACGTTGGTTGTGTCGGTTAGTGCTTATAGGTATGTAATCAACGTTGTACATCTTTCTTACAGCCGTTAGAGCTTGTATATTCATGTTTTGTCTCCCAGTCCTTTAGATTTGTATTTTAAAAAGTCTTGACTACCAGGTCGTAGGGTTTGAACTTGATCTCCACAACCAAGTGTATACACATCCCTTTCAAAAATGTTGTTAACAGGATAACTGCCAACCTCAAAAGATTCCTCAGTTACTTCTTTAATCTCTTTGAAGTAACACAGGGGAGTCTTTATGTTTTTACCCTCTGTTTTTAAAAAAGTTTTCATATGTGCCTCATAATGTATTCTGACCAATGTTTAGTATCTGAGAACACACAAGCATCAAGGCCATGTTTAGTTGCCCAATCTAAGTAGGTTGTATTGCTCTTTTTAGACAGCCCTTGATTGCGTTGTAACACGTACAGAATCGTAATTTCTGGGTGCTGTTCTTTGATAAGCACTGCTTTCTTTCTGTCAGTTCCTGTCCATAGACCCTTGGTTTCTATGTACACGTTATTAATAACAGTGAAGTCTGGTGTGTAGGTGTGGTTGCTTGCAGGTATTACGTACTTAATCTTGTCTTGTTCATACCCCAGCTTCCACCCTTTTGCTTCGCAAGCAGCCTGGAATTTAACTTCTAAGCCGCTGCGATACCCTGAAGGGTTGTGTTGTTTAGGTCTTGGCATTGCTCTTGGTGCTTAGTTTTATGATTTCTTCTTCACGATCTTTAATAGTGATACAAAGCTGCTTTATGTAAACCTCTAACAAACCTACTCGGTAAGCTAAACGATCTTCTGCTACTCCATCCCTATACATAACATCACTTGTTTGTTTTGCGTTAGCAATCAGGTAGTCTGCATTCATTGTTGTTCCTGTTCGTTTACTGCACTCAACCCGCCATCAAGATCGATGTTGATGTTTTCTTCGTTCTCAGCCTCCCCGCCTTGGGGCGAGTCGGTTGTTGTTGTTCCCACCTGCGGTGGCTCCCAACTGTCGTTGGGCTTCTGCCAGATGTACAACAGCTTCATGTTGAGATAGAAGCGCTCATCATCGTTATAGAGTTCACGGCATTTGTCATACCACTCTTCAGGCAACAACTCTGCTAAAGCTTGTTCTGCCTTTACTGGACCTATACCAGCCACACCAATGATGTTATCGCTCCTGTCACCTATGAGACTCTGCAAATAAAGAAACTTCAAACCTTGATCTGGAGTAACTTCTTGGGTAACCTTCTTTACAAAGTTATAGTGTTTTCCTGGTATCTGTAGTAAGTCCTTGTCTATGCTACAAATTACAGTAGTCCCACCTACTTTGTCTTGTTGGACACCCATTTCATCATCTGCTTCATAGCCATCACACATCTGAGCTTTGTGGTGTGTTACTAGGAACTCCCGCACAGCTTGCCAGTGTGCTGGCCTTTCATCAGGTCTGTTAGCCTTGTAGCTAGGAGCAATCTCCCTTCGGAAATTGCCCGTGCCTGTTAGATACACGCTGTAAGACGTAGCTTTTGTGTCTTCAAGAATGTCTTGAATCATCTGGTCAGCCCTAGCAAGGGCTACCCATTGTTCTTCTTTCTCTGCTGACGCAGCACCACGATAAACAACTATGTCCCCATCAATCAGTGCCCTCATCTACATCCTCCTCTTCCACATGGATGCTAAGAACTCTTGCACCATCAAAGATTTCAATGACTTCAAATTTAACTGCTGCATTGTTTAGCAGTTCATACAGTTCCATAGGTGTCATTTGCTCTCCGCAATCTTTAGTAGATGTCCTACAGCATCAGAGTACGAAATTTTAAAACCAAGCTGTTCAGACAACCTATTTCTTATAGCATCTATTTTTTGAATCACATTCTGGTCTAGACCCACAGATTTATAAATGTAGGTTGGTTTTATTGTTTTAATTTTTGATGTTACTGATGCAACTACTTTTTTAGGACGACCACGACCACGTTTAACTTGAACAACTTCTTTCATACTAACTCCTGGGATTGATTAAAAAAAGAGGGCTTCGATTTTGTTTTCAACTAGATGTATATGAAAGCCAGAAAACTATACATGTCAACATCCTCGAACACTGGCTTAATAGCCCCCATAAAGTTACGACAACTGCAACTCTACTTCTTCAGTACCTCCATCTTCTTTCATAGCTTCTGCCATGTCAAGATCACCTGCTGTGTAAGCTTCAAACTTACGAGCAAACTGAATAATAAGATCAAGCGTAGAAGCTTCTAAATCAAACGGCTTGCCTCCACGAGCAGCAATATAAATGTCAGTAGCCCGAGCAAGAGCGTTCTGACGAACAATTGCTCTATCACCATGAAGAGGGGGTACAGGAAAAACTTTGTCTTTGTAACCACTGTAAGATGTTTTTGGAACTGCTACAGCAGTCGGTGCTGCAACTATTGTTGATTCAGGTGCAGAACTAGCAACAGCTTTTCGTAAAACTTCTACAGATTTAGTTTCAACACCATACGTACCTGTAACACCATCAAACTGAATTTCGTAACCAGCCTCGACATTTGGGTTTTTAAACCCACACTTAATCCAAGTGCCGTTTACTTTCATTGAGTAAGTTGGTTTAGTGCCAAACTTGGTGTTTACGTCTTTTGTAGAGGTAGCCTCTACGATGCCTGTCATCATTGCCATATCACATTTCTTTCATGTCAAACCAATTTAGTCCATAGGATGCCCCTGCATTGAGCTTCAGGGCCAATGGTGCTTTAAAAATCTTTTCAAAATATTTGTGTGTGTCTTTTAGTATGTCTGTGATCTCCAAAATAAAGTCAACTACTGAGTCCTTGTCAACATCGAACATTAGAGAATCGTGGATAGTGTTAACCATCTTCACATCATCTCTGCCTACCAGCTTTCTAAAGATAATGCCCAACATCATTGGAACAATGTCTCCAGTAGCTAATCCTTGAATGGGGTAATTCTTCAGTTCTGTTGGACTGAAGTTGTATGTCCTTGGTGACCATGTGCTGTCACTGAAGTATTCCCTGAAACAAAACTTTCTTCCTGTCTCTGTTTGAAACACAAATGTTTTTACTTTTTCACGGAACCCATCATCATCAAGTTGGTACAAACTCTCAAGCTCTGCTCTTACAGCAAAGTCTTTGTGCCACTTAGCTACATCAGGGTAGCGTGTGTAGAACACATCAATAAACTTCTTAGCTTCTTCAAAACTACAGCCAGCTTGTTTGCTAATTGCTTTAGCTCCAGCACCATAGATCAATTGGAATGTCCTTGACTTGAACGGCTTGCGTTCTTCCTTTGTTGGCATCCTGCCAAACATGTCTTTGTACAGAGCACTATGGATGTCGATGCCTTTGGAAATATCTGCGATCAATTGTTTGTCTCTAGTAACATGGGCAAGGGCAACTACTTCTAGTTGGTTAAAGTCAACCTCAATAATCAGACCATCATTAAACCTCGAATTAAAGATTTGTTTAATAGGGTTATTACTAATATTTTGCAAATTAGGATTAGTTGACGACAATCTACCAGTAACAGTAGATGTGTGATTTAGTTTGCCATGAATAAATTCACCGATTGTGTGTTTACTAAGACCTTGTACATACGTAGAAAGCTGTTTAGATAGCTCACGATACTTTAGCAGGGCATTGATGATGGCTATGGTTTTTGGATCAAACGTATGCTTGAGCATGTCGTTGAGCACAGAATCATCGACTGATATTTGACCAGTTTTTTCTGAAACTTTGTCTGGATCGGGCACATACTTGATGAATGGTGGGATTGCAACTTTCTTTTCTACCAGTCTGTACTTAGTGTTGCCGTTTTTGTAGACACCTACTTCTTCCTTGACTTTTACTTTCTTGATTCCACCAAAAAAGAATTGGCTCCATTGTTTAGGGCTGTTGATGTCTTCAACAAGACCATCGTAGGTAACCAAGTCTTCCAACTTGATCTTTACTTCTACGTATTCGTCAACAACTTCAACTGTGTACTTGTTTAATCTATCGTGATCAATGTGCAGACCATTGAACATCATCTCTGTGGTTGCATGTAGTGCTTCCATTTGAGACATGATCAGAGTTAATTGGTTTTGTTTAACAGCTTGTTCGTACTGCAACACAGCAATTGCTCGTGTGTTAGCTATATCTTGTTGTAGGTATGGGAGTAGTTCTTCTGCGGGAATTTTGTCAGAACCTAATCCTGCTTGAAAGTATTTCTTAATGGTGTCGTCTTTGACTGGCAACCCATACTTCACAGACAGTTCATCAAGGCTAGAGAATTTAGTTTGTTGAGCACTCAAGATGTACTCAGCTAATTGTGTATCCCAAATGCGATGTCTTTGCAATTGATACTTCAGATCAGTGCTTGTTTTGTACAAATACATCAAATCAAAAGAGATGTTGTGCCCACAAAAGATTGCTTCTGGTGCAGCTAATCTTAAAGAATGTTCAAACATTTCTTGATCGTAACCAGCTACATGTCTAACTCCGTGATGGATTCCAAACGCTACAACTTTATTGTCAGGGTGCATAGGATGAGCTAGTCCTATGTCTTCATTTCCGTTGAGTGTTGTCTCAACATCAATAGCTACAAATGAGGGTATGGTCATGGTTT